CAGAAGCGGATCGAACGTCTCCGCGAAGTCCGGCGTGTACGGTGGGGCCGTGTTGCGTGGAAACGGGACCGGGGGCTTCAAATACATGTTTCTTGCCATTAGACACACTCATGCGGATATCGATCCGCGAAATCGCCCGGACACGGATCGCTGTACCCGGCGTCGAAGTCCACGCGCTCGTTCTTCCTCAGCCAGTTGTTTTTGTGCGAACGGCTGTCGAACTCCGCCCGCCACGCACACCTCTTTTTTCCGTCCGCCCCGACCTTCTCGTGCGTCTTGACGTAGTTGATCGACACGCCGAGTTCAGCGTCGCGCTTTTGCGCTGCCCGCAACGTCGCCAAAGTCCCGACGATCCCGTTGGAACGCGACAACTGCCGTTGCGGCTCCTTGCCGGCCACGTACCGGCCGACCGATTTCTTGTCGCCGGTTTCGTAATCGACGCGCGTCACCGTTCGCACGCCGTTCTTTCGCTCAATCCAGATGACGGCCATCACGCAATCGCCCTGATGCCCTGGTCCTGACCGCTTCGCCCCATCATGCGCATGATTTCCATCTCCGCACCGCTGCCGTCCGACTCCGATTTCCTCGTGTACTGGCCGTTGGGCTTCATCGGATCGCTCGGCTGCCCGCCGCGGCCCGCGCCAAGCAACTGCTGCAACTTCATGGGGTCTTGGTTCAGGATCAGGCAGTCGTACACTTCCGGCGAATTCTTGAGCTTGGCGATCGCCCGCACCACTGCCTCCACATCCACAATGATGCCCTGTGCGGCAGCCTGGTCTCCCATCCCCATGACGATCTGCAACGCACCGAGCAAATCGGCCAGCGCGGACTGCGGGGTCTTATCCACGTAGCTATAGGGCATGACATCGACTTCAAGCTCCAGGTCCATCGAAAACCTGCGGTGCTCGGCGGTCCACGGAAACTCGTACGACATCGACTTACCCACCTGCTTGCGGATGATCTGCGGGGCCGGGTCGGGATCGCGGACATCGAAGTGGAAAACATTGGTCACGAACCGCTTCATGAATACCTGCGCCCAACCCTGCATGTCGTCGAGCATTTCGTTGGACGCGCCGCGGAGCAGGCGTTCCTGGCCGAGCGTGTCCGCTTGCTGCTGGAACTGATCTATGATGCCGCTGCTGGCGTAGCTGAAATCCCGCTTCTGCTTTTCGGCCATCCCTACGGTGCCTTGATCGGCCCCCCCGATCTGCCCGTACCGCGTGGCCCCGCTTTCCCGAAGGACCGATTGGTTCTCCTGGGCGTTCACGATTAACTCCGCCTCCTCCTTGGAAGCGTTGGTGAAGAACAGCAAACCTTTGGCGACCTCCTGCTGGTGGATCGCCTTCATGTCCAGCGCGTTGTACGCCTTGTGCTTGGTGAGCAAGTGCATGAGTGGCGAGATCGGGACCGCCTGGCCCGCTATCTTTTCGTAGTACAGGAACTGGTACGGCCCTGCCGGCGGACCCATCCAATCGTGTTCCATCAAACGCATCGACGGCTGACGGCGCGGGAAATAGACGAGCTTCTGCCGCGGTTGGTCGTACACGCAGAACAACTCGGCATATTCGTACAACGACCGCCTATTGCCATAGGCCCCTCGGACGTTGGACTGCTCGTCGTCCGGCGAATCGTCCACCCCGTTCGACTCCACCGCCATCCGCGCCTCTTCGTCGAACAAGGGGTATTCGCGGATGTCCACGATCTTCATGCGGAACTTATGGAACTGCACGTCGGCGTTTTCGAGCGTCGTGCTCTGCACGTCATACCCGAAGTCGCACCGATCAATCGCCTGAACGGCAAGGTCCAGTTTCATCCCGTCCTTGGTCCCGACGTACATCGGCGCGAAAAACAGCGTTCCGAACGTGACCATCGACTGATCGACGACTTCACGGAGTTCTTGAACACAACGGCTGCGGGCGATCCGCTTGTTGGTGGAAATCTCGTTGTTCTCGGCCCACGACTTCATTTGCGGATCGGCGGTGCTCACTATGGCGCGAGGCGCTTTGCTGATGAGGTGCCGAGACATGGCGCGAGCTGCAAGGCTCAACAGGGGAATCGCGGTCTGCGGACCCGACTCACCGGAGCGCGTCGGATAGTATTCGCCCATGAGGTAGTCCAGGATCGTTTTGTGAATCTCACGATCCACTTTCTGCTGGCGGTAGGACCAATCAACCGTCTCGGTGAGGCGTTGAAAATGGGGATCGTCGGTGGTGACCATCGTTCAAATCATGGCACGGACGGTGCGGATGTCAACACAGGGCGACCTATACCAACCCCTTGGAGTGAGACGCCCGCTCCCTGGCCTCCCGAATCGACCGGTACGAACCCCAGGGAGCCTGGCCCCGCTTTTTCACCACATCCAGCGGCCGTTTCAACGCCTGGCAGATGCAGATGCGGGCAATCACCCGGTCGCCGTGGTTATCACGAGCCCCGCTGGGGTCTCTGGCCATGAGGCTCGCGGAGTGGACGGGAGCACCGCGGCCATTCGGATTGTGCTGGTAACAACGCATCTCCTGTACGCAATCGGTGCTCCGCTCCTTGAACCGCCCGTCGCAGATCATCTCGTCGTGCAGCCCGAACGCCAGCCGGGCCTCGTCGCCCCGGCCGTCCTTGTGCCACCCCATCTTCAGGTCGTCGCCACGGGCCATAGACTGCATGAACATGTTCGGATATCGGTATTTTTTGGCGGCCACGTCCACGAACTCGCCGCCCGGCCCGTTCCGCTCCGGCACCATCATGGCGGGCAGGTAGTCGTCACCTTCAAACCACTTGCCCGCCGCCACCGCGATCGCCGCCAATTCGTACGGCTTCTTGCCATGCGTCACAAACTCCGCCACCAACTCGCCGGTCAGCCAATCCGCAACCGCGATGATCGAGTTGGACGCCCCGCGCCCGGCGTCATCTGTAGACCCGGCGGCAATATCCACCCCCATGACATACCGGGTGTTACGCGGCGGCCGCCCTTCCGCGTCAAACTCCATCCAGAACCGCCAGCGGCCGTTGCCTTGCTCGCAAAACCGCGTGCAAAGCGGACCCGATGGCGTTTCCGTGATGTCCAACTCGCCCCGATGCCGAGGCTCCATCACCGTGCCGGGTAGAGCGTCGCTGCCCAACATCTTGCGAAATGTGGCGGCCCCGTAGTACCCGCCGACCTGCTGGGTTTCGTCAGCGTAGTAAAGCTGATTCGCCAGCACGGGATCGCGGCCGATCTCATCCAGCTTCCGTTCCAGCCACGGCGACGTGCGGACCTCCGTGGCCGGGTCTATGGTCATGTCCTTCGCGTAATCAGGGTGCATCCACCAGTGCGGCGAAAGCTGCAAGATGCCGGGCGAGTCCTTGAGAATGGTGCTGAACGGGTGGGAGAGGTTCCCGATCGTACTGAGCCAGAACTTACACGGCGAGAACGCCTGCAACCCGCCGATGATGTCATACAGGTTTTCAGTGCGGCTGGCTTCATCCCACAACACTGCGTAGCCACGCTCTCCGTGGCCGGCCGCCGACGCCGCGCTCGTACCCCACACAATCGACCCGTTGGCCGGGTTCATCAGCTTCATTCGCGTCCGGTAAGGCTCCTGACGGGGCTTGTATCCATCCGGCAGCAGCCACGACGGCTGATTGACGTGCAGGTAATCAAACTTGGGCATGAGCTTCGACCACTCGCCAACGTCGATCCCACCCTTCGCCATCGACTGCGTGCCGTCCACTTCCTCCTCACGGTGACTGCCGACCAGCAGGTGATGGTTGGGCATGAAGTGCCAGCAGTGCTCGAACATGCCGATCGCACCCCACGAAAACCCAATCCGACGCGGCTTCTTGCCGCGAAGAGGCTGCCGCAGATCGTGCATCGCAGCCCACATCAGCGTGAAACACTCAACCTGGAAGTCGTACGGGATGAAGGCCACGGGACCGGGCCGTCCGCTTTCGTCCCCGGCGTCGAAGATGTTCAGGAACCCGGCGCAGTAGAACAGAAAGTCCTCGGCGCACATCCGCCGCAGCACCTTCTGCTCGTCACGGTCGGTAGTAAGGAAAACCTTCTCCCGCCAGACGCGATTGGCCTCCGGCTCCAAGGGCACCGAGCGGTTGAAGTAATGAGGGAAATAGAGCTTCTGTTTGGCTTCCAGGTCAGAGTCGATCAAACCCCAGCGACTCAACGATTGCCCCCTGGCATCCGCACCAAAAGCGTCACATTGTCCGGAAACAGCGGCTTCGCCTTGCGAGCCGAGCGCCATGAGCGATAAGCGACGTACCACCCTACGCGCGGCGGACACCACGGCATGAAAGCCAGAATCTCCTGATACCAGTCCATCGGAGTCTTGGTCGCGCCGCCATCCCCATCCATCTCAACCACCAAACAGACGCTTGTACGCCGCCGCGTCCCGCGCCGCCGCGTCGTCCTCCCCCTCCACGGCCCGGTCCTCCTCGAACGGCGACTCCTGCGAACGACCCGTCAACCCCGGCTGCCGACGCCGCAAATGCGCACCCCAGAAGTCACGCAACAACTGATCGTTCGACTTCGCGCCCATCCACATGTTGCAGGCAGTTACCGACGGCGCACCGTCAAACTCCGGAGCGTCCTCGTGCAAATGGGCCGCCACCCACTCCAATTCGTCACGTATCGGCGCGGTATCGGGCAACCCCCGCGCGGCGTCCGCGATCGACAACACCCACATCCGCTCCGTTTCACCGGGCTCGCCGTCCGAAATCGGCAGCCCATCCACCGATTGCAACAACCCGGAGTCCGCGAACACCCCGCCAAACTCCCACCCCGCAATCAGCCACGCCTGCTCAATCGTGAACGCTTTCGCTAACTTGCCGATGCGATCCAGAAACGCAGGCTTCCGTTCCACCCCGTGAACCGCGATGAACGTCTTGTTGGCCCGGTACTTCCAGTGGGCAGACGCATAGACCCCGCGCACCGCCCGAGCCCGCTCAATCAAACCAGGATCAACCGACGCCAACGCCTCGGCGGCACCCAGACGCCGAGCCTCAGCACGGGCCGACCTCCGAGTCTTCGGAGGCCCGTTCGTATCCGACGAATCGACACCTTCCATCAGGTCCATTCCTCAATCTCTACGCCCGTGTACTCTCGCCACACATCATACAGCCTTGCGAGGAATTCGCCGTACCGCCGACTACCCGAATCGGCGCATCCCGCTTGCGCACGGCCACGCGGCATCATCATGGACGCGAACTTGCGACGGAACTCAGAATCGAGCGAATCGTAGAACGCGATTTGCTGCGGCGTGCGATCGTCACCCGACAACGCCGGAGGTTCAGACTTCGGCCGGGCCACCAGAATCGGGCAACCCTCACGGAATGTAACCAACTCGCTCATGTGGCTACCTTCGATCACGGACACAGAAACGGCTCCACGGCGTCAATCTCCGACCAGCGGCCACGCCGCCGTAATTCGCCAACCACCAGAAACGTGATCGCCTGCGGCATCCCACGCTCGGCGAGACGGAAGGCGGCGGGAATCAAATCACGCGGAACACGACCAAGCCCGAAAACAGACGCAAGGTACACGACGATTTGATTCTCTTCCGTTTCGTCCAACTCAAACACCAACGGCACGTCCAGCCCGCCGTTCGCAGGCCGAGCCACCAAAATATTGTCACGAACCTTCACGCCGAAACCTCCACGCTCCGCGACATCGACGCCCGAAGCGCCGCGTCCCCGCCAACCCGAACGCCACGGCCGGCGAGACGGCAAGCAGCTTCGCAAATACCATCGTTGGGCAACCGACCACCAAAATACCGTTCAAGATAGACGCATATCGCCTCGGCGTCCTCTTGTTCCAACTCAAACACAAACGGCACGTCCCACACTCTATAATTTACCTCTAATGCACGACGATGATGATGTACGGGGAGAGGATACTAGATTCGTATGTCTACGCGCGTGTGATGCCGTCGCGGGTAAATCCTTGCCTATCTTAACGGGTCCCATACTCGTACGTCCGAGAATACCATCGACAGCACGCTCCATCGTGGACCTATAATAGCGGTTCTGTTGTACTCTCTTATCGGTCGTGCTTGCAACGGCCTATGCGATAGGCTGGGAACAGGGGTGCAAGAGGCCGGCGAGTGTGTGGTGACAAGCTACCCTCACTGTATTCCTTGGACCATGTGGGTAATAGTACCCAACTGGGTAGTCGTCTGCCCATCCGCGCTGCATCCGGCGTAGGCGCACTTCGCCTGTCCAATCTTTAGCAGTATCGCTGTACTGCAAGGATACGGGCCTGGACAGGTGAGCGTGACCCGGTAGCCGCGGGTCGTGGGCTTCATAGGGCTGTAGACCCGCCTGGAGTATCCGACGCCTGTCCCCTGGGGGCTCGGTCGCGTGGCGTCGTGGGGCGACTGTTACCATGTCGTTTGCGCCCTGTTTCAGCGCAACCCGGACCGGGCCAGTTGACTGGCTGGTCGCAGGCTCGACAGTCCGGGGGTAATCTAATTCTCGACCAGCCGCCCGGATTCAATCCCCCCCGCGGCGTCGTGTCAAACGCAATGCACGTAACGCCATCGTAACGACTAGGAGTAAGCGCTAGACAGCACGATAGACATGTTGTACACTGTGTACGTCGGGCAATGGTGCTCGACCGAGTAAAGGGATTGAGAATGACTACCGAACAGAGAATCGCAAAGAACTACCGACGGCTGCGAAAGCCGGGAACGAAAGCGCTGGGGACGTACCGGACCGCCAAAACGCTTGAGGCGTGGCGTAAGGCGCACGACGCGGGCTTAGTCCGCATCCGTGTTGTCCCCGATGAGTGCTGCGATATTGCGAACCTTGAGGGCGATACCTACAACCCCGCGGCCAACCCGGACATCCGGCCCGAACGGCTTGAGCGCGAGCGTGCCGAGTTTGTCGCGCGTATCGAACGCGACGGCGTTTGGGGAATCGTGGCCGAGTATCGTTTGGAACAATGCGAAGCCTGCCAACGAGACCCGGCCTATTCGTGTAATTTCGTCGTGCATCCGTGTCACTATAACCCGGACTACAGCGACAACACCGATCATGCGGGTTGGGAACACGGTGCGTCGTGTTACGGGTTCGTCGGCGACGACGCTACCGACGCGGTTAACCAGTCGGACCTTATGACCGAGTGCCTAGCGGAACTAGCGAAGGAATTGCGTTCCCGCCAGCTCGTCGGCATGGGTGTTTAAGATTCTCACCCGCCGGGAGCGCGGTCCTTACGACGCGCCCCGGCACTCGGATTGACTATGAAAACAACGAAACACGACGTTGACGACGCGGCCGGAGCCGA